TTCCAGTGAGAGCGGGAAAGCTGCGCCCGCCGCAAGGTCAACGTATTCGTTGCCGTAGTTCCCGAAATTCAGATCGGGCCGCATGACCAGCACCTTTGCCACGCCGTCATTGGCGAATTTAAGCCTGTCGGAGTCCGGATGGCGCACCTTAGAGGAGTCATTAAGATCAAGCCCGGCAAGGTCCATCACGTTCTGCATCGTGACGCCTGTTACTGGGACGATAATGGCCATGATTTATTACGCAGCCTTCCCGTTCCTCGCCGCCCACTCTTTCCATTCGCGGGTACGTTTGTCAGTCGGTTCAAGATCCTGCGGCTTCGGCCCGGTATTCTGCGGAACAGAGTCAGGACGTGTATCTCGTTCGAGCTTCCAGTCGTCAAACGCTGCTACTGATTCAGCAGTCAGGAATACTGCGGTCAGTTCTTTCGCCTGCAAACGCTTGAATACTTCAACGTCAACCGGGATCACAACCGGGTCCCAGAACGTGTCCTGCGAATTCGATGGCACGACATGAACGCGAGGTTCCGCAGGGACTGGTTTCAGTTCCGGCAACAGTTCATACGGCTTGTCTGCATCAGCCCAAATGAGGGGATGAGCCAGTAATTTCTCGGCTTTCTCGACTTCTTCGACTTTATGCACTTGGCCGCGCGTCCATACAAGACCCGTGGCTGCAACATTGTCTGCTTTCACTTCCTTTGTCCCACGATACACGATACGCATTTCTGCTCCTTGGTAAAAATGCCGGAGGATTTCTCCCCCGGCAAATGTGCAGCGAAGTTTTTATTTGGTGCCCTCTGCCGAATAGTCGAGCACCGCATGCAACGGGATATTCGCGCCCGGAGCAAATCCGGGTGAGAGTACTGTCGCGTACAAAATGGTGTCAACGTCATTGACAAACGGCACGCAGGACAGCGTTTGCGGAGCCAGCGCGGTTGATAGCGTCGCGCCGGTCCCAACGACCGCAGTTCCAGTTGTGCCGCCGGTAGAAGTGCCGTCTGCGTACTTGATGCCAACGCAGATCGTGGAAGTAGCGACCGCAGTCGCCACCACAACAAACCCTCCAAGCACTCTCGCGCCAGCCGGGATTTTCGCCAGATCGAACGTGTCATATTGAGCATACGTGCCCAACGTGAGAATCGCATCGACCGTTGACTTGTTCCCATACGGGTTGTTGAAATTGTTTTGCGTGTAGTTGTCGGCGGTGTAGTTAGCCATGTGTTTTCTCCTTGTTAGACCAGAAGCGCTTTACCAGCCGCCGAGGTTGGGTCCGGAGCATAACTGTCACAGACTGCAACGCCGTAGTCGGTCGAAATTCCATTCGTTCCATCCGACACGGTGAACCGCGTTTTAGCAACGCCGCCCATCATCGCGACCGATGTTTCAATCGCGTTGCCGTGATCGACCTTTTCCTCGTGCCACGAGTAGTAGTATTCACTACCCTGATGCTGCCCGTAGCATTTCAGAAGGGCCTGAGCGCCGACAATAATGGCGCGGTCAGTTGCAACCGAAGCGGTCGCGTTGCTGGAACTGAACGAAGTCGTTCCGCTGTCGTATGCAACAGTGTCTCCTGCCGCAAAACGAATGGCGAGGCGGTTCATCGGACGGATCAAGATTCCCGCCCACATGCCCACATCTCCGTAGAACAACGGATGCCTCATCCCGTTCGCACGCCGTTCATAAGCGTTTTGCAGGAATGAGCGCCAGCCTTTTTCACCAGTCCGGGTTTGCAGATACAGCCATTGCCGGTTCGTGACGAACGCCACCCACAGCGGATCGTTCCACGCATACACGTCGCCCTTGATCTGGATCGACTGCATAGGCACAAGCGCGTCTTTCAATACGCTCGCGATGCGGTCAAAGTCGGTCAAGGTCAGAATGTCGCTCGTGTCCAGATTGCTCGGGAGAGTCGCGTCGTTGGCGTAGAACTTGCGGTTTGCCGTTGGTGCGACAACCGAATTGACCATGATGGTCGCGAAATCGGAGTCTGATGCCAGCGGGATAACCCAGTCGGAATTGTTCTGAGTACCACGGGCTCCAGCAAGATGCACCAGCGCCAGTTGATCCTCAAGACGGCCCGACCAGTTCGCAAGGCTTGCCATCGCAATACCGCGAAGATTCCAGACGGTGCGTTGTTGCGTCCTTTTTGTTCGGTTGGATTCGTTACTTCCAACCCGCTTTCGCTGCTAGGGATTTCGCCCTAGAACAGACTATATCATCCCCATTTCAGGGGCTAGGCACTTCGGCTGCACTTGCAGCCTACTCCCTTGCGGGATAGTCGTTGAAGGTTCCTCAAGAACGTCCTGCCATCTGATTACATGTTTTGAAACATCGTAATCAATCCGCGCATGTTTTGCGGTATTAATGGCACCAGGTAGATACTGCAAATTCTCAGGGCTGTGTGCGCCGCCTCTTGCGAGCGGCTTGATGTGATCGACCGTATAGCCTTCAGGAGTAGCCAAATAGATTCGCTTTATCAGCGCCTCGTCTACGATGGTGGCACGCTTTAAAACATTGCGCTTTGTTACTGCCGCCACGTGTAGTTTTTTGGCCCTCGGTTTCGACATGTTTTTGCGACCCTGAGCGCGCAATCTATCCGCATACTCTGAGTCTGAAGCACGTCTATTCCGCTTCCTGTCTCGTTCGGTCTTGCGTTTTGCATCAAGACAAACATTGCATCTGCACCCGCGCCTAACCCCAACACTGGTTCCATGAGGAAAGTCGGGAGCCGTCAAGTCGCGCCGTTCGGTAAGCGACTTGTCGTATGCATTGTTTGCTTCTCTGCAAGCGTCACATCTACAACCCATCCGATAACCGCGTCGTTCCCCGTGATTGTACTCCGGGGCGTCGAAATCAGTTATCAGCCTTAGGTGTGAGCGATATTGCCGCTCACCTTCGCGACATTCGTCACACCTGCATCCCCTCGAATAACTTCGATGGATGCCATGTAATTCTACCTGTTGCATTTCTTGAGGCTTCCCTGCTGATTGCCCAATCCTAAGTTTTTCAAGCATTCGCGCACGTCTTTACAGACCACGCTGTAGCACTTAAGGCTCTAAGGGTTTCCCAGCAATTCACCTAGTTTACACCACTACGTTTCCGTAGCGGGGGACTTAGCAATAAATCCTTCCACCTGCGTCCGCTCCACCGCGATACTGATTGATCTGCACGTCCATCGACGAGTAATCCAACCCCATCAGACGGCCAGCGATGCGCTTGTCACCCATCGTAGGTTTGCCGTTCAGATTGTTGAACAAGTCCACCGACACGCTCGCGCCAGCACCTTTTGACAGGTCTGTTACACGAACGATCGGGTAATCGGCGGAAGTCTGGCCTTTCAGCTTCGACTCCGCCTCGGCTTGTTTGGGCGCCGGTCCTGTCAACAGGTTCATGAAACCCGGCTTGACTTGAACGGCGGCAAACAAGGCGGCACCAAATACCTTGCGGGCCAGTGCTGACCCATAGGGGATATTGGTAGTAGCCATGAGTGGCTCCTTATTGGTTATAACGTAGTGAGATACGCTTCCATCTGTTCAGGCGTCATGTTCATGAACTTGTTGCCAAGCTCATGCACCGACATCTGTTCGACGCGCTCGCGCTCGTCAACGGCTGGAGGCGCACCACCCGGAATTTGCGATGACGACACCGGCACCGAGGTCTTACCCTTCAGTTTGGCCTGTGCCGCCGCCTTGATTTGCTCCGGCGTGAGCTTCGGAAGTTCTACTTCCGTCTTTGTAGTTTCAACCACAATCCCTAAAGCGGATTGCGTCAACTCCACGACCTTCGTAAACCGTTCAGCGAATGATTTGTTGGCATACGCAGGGCTTTCCCGCAAAACCTTGTCGAATCTTGAGGCTTCATTCCACAACGTCTGGTCTTCCGCTGTCTGCCATTCGGCAAGCGTTGGATTCGCATCAATCGCAGATTGAATCTCTGACTTGACTTCAGTCTCTTGAATCACGGCTTGATCTTCCTGCCGCTCCGCCACCGCTTGAAGTTGTTCAGTCAGCTTCTGAATAGAAGCCTGTTGCGCTCTCAGCGTCTTCGCCAGCGTCGGCGAGTCAGCTTCAAGCGTGTCCAGTTCCTCGTTCGTCAGCGTCGCAACATCTTCCTTCGGTAACTTCTCAGCCTTCAGGCGTTCGATTTCAGCCGCCTGCTCTTTCGCAAGAGCTTCCGCCGCCGTTGCTCTGGCACGCGCGGTTTCAAGTTGAGAATACGGAATGACATTCTTGCCGTCTTTTGCGAGTATTCCTTCGGGCTTTTCCTCTTTTGGGAGTTCAGCCTTCGCCGCGTCATCAGCCTTTTTCGCTGTGTCCGCGGCCAGCGCATCGGCTACGGCTTTCGCTTCCGCCTCAGCCTGCTCGTCTGCCTTGTCATCTTTCGCTTCGACCTTCGCGTCGGACGAAACGCCTTTTTTGTCGTCCTTGTCGTCCGGTGGGACGAACTTGTCTACCGTCAATTCCTCGGTTCCAGCTTCGTTAGCTTGTGCCAAATGTTCATTGGCCAGCCTTTCGATTTCAGCTGGATCTGTCGGCATTTCGTCGGTATGGTCGAGGTAATACTGAAGGTTCTTGCTCATGCTGGATTCTCCATTTGTCGCATTGGATGCGAAGTTAGCCCTTGTCGCGGGCAAATCGAATTACCGCCAAGTCTTTGCTATGCCGTCGAAAACGACAGTTGCTTCACGACCCACACCACTGGTAATGGTGTTGATGGTCGGCCCTGCCTGCGAACCCGTTACGACCGAAACGATGGAGGTAGTAGCAGCCCCCGTTCCGATAACGATTCGCTGTGTTGCACCGTGGTAGGCGTTTTCGTTGCTCATGCACACCTTTACCGAAGCGGCTGTCTGCGTGCCTTCCAGCACATAGACGGGAGGATTGACGCCAACTTTCAACACTGGCATCCCAGTCGCGCCGGACCCCGTTCCCACGTAAATGGCGGTATCCACCTGCACGCCTGCGATACGATTGGCGTTCTGTTCCTCATAGGAAACCAATTTGACTGTCGCCATATCGGCCCCCTACACCAGTTGAGCGATTTGCGCTACCGTAGCCGCTGACGCTCCGGTTCCGCTGGTTGCATGAACTGAGATGTTCACTCTCCAGAACGGGACCACCGAATCGACTTCCGCCAACAGACTGGTGTTCGTCGCGAGAATCACGTTGAACCAGTTGGTCTTGTCGAGCGAGTTCTGCACTTGAATGGTCTGCGTTGCTGACGTGACCACCGAGATTTGAACTGCCTTTCGACCGGGCGGAAGCCCCATTGCCAGACCGGCACGAGTGCCAGTCGAGGTCCCCTCGCCATCGAGTAGATCGAAGACGGTAGGGATTGTGTCCGGGCCTAAGCTCATAGTTTTCTCCTTGGGAAAAGCCCGTAAAAAAAGCCGCTATATGCGGCTACCTGTTGACCTATCGCCTGGTCCTGCGAAAATTGGTTGCGGATATCGGAATTGCACCGATGACCTGATGGTTATGAGCCACCCGCGCTACTGCTGCGCCAATCCGCGATATCTATCCTACAGCGTGTAACCGCTGCTGTTCTGGAGCCACGATTTCTGGCTCGGTATTCACATCCAACGCCGTGTTGACGTAATCCAGCACCTGATCGCACGGTATCATCGCCTGACACTTGGCAGCACCGGTCGCCTCATCCTTGTTGCAAGTGCTCCAATCGTATTGGAGCCGGTGACATCCCGACTTTCCAGCGCATTCCGGGTATGTCCTGATCGCTACAGTGTTCGGCCAGTCACGGGTAAGATTTTGTTCCGACGAATGACTGAGCAACACGATTTTATGCACAGCGGGTTCGTGCGATACCGCATTGAGTAACCCAGTCTCCTGCCCCATCACCACATCAGCCAGTTGGACAAACGTCATAGCTTGCCTGATATTCCAACTCATGCCGATCTTCCTGAAACGCTTGTGATCGTCCAAGGCAGAAAAGTCCATTCCCCGTTCATCACCAAGCATTACGACCGTCACGTCCTTGCGCTTCAACAGCCGTTCGCAGAATTCCGCCGTGTAAGGCCACATCTTCGACACGCTGGAACCATTTGGAACAACCACGACAACCCGTTCCGTCATTTCAGAGCGCATCTTGTTCGCCCAACGCTTTTCTTCCTCGTTCGGGTAGAACTTTACCCGTGGTTCCAAGGGTACCAAAGCCCGGCGATGGTGCATTTCGACGTAGTTGAAGTTCATCAACATGTCGCGCATGTCGGGCGGGAACCAATACTGAATTTTCTGCGGACTTGGTAGAAGAGTTCCTTCAACGCATTCGACCAGAATCCTCGAATTGTGGTACTTCTTTTCCAGCCACGCGAACAGGTTTCCCAATTCCCCCATAGGGACACGACTTTCAAACTTGATCAGCCTGTCGATATGAGGATCGTGTCTCAACACTTCTTCGCCCGTGTCCTGCGTGTAGAGAATCGTGTAATACCCCTGTTCTTTCAGATGGGGTAACACACTGGACGCCCACAACGCATCACCATGCGCGCCTAATTTCAGCACCGCGCAGATTTTCTCCGGGTCTGGAACCTCAAGCACGGTCGGCGTATCGCATTTGCGGTACACATGGAAAAATGATCCTGCGCTTACCTTTGCTTCGACAAACTGCCACGGTCTACAACCCGCCATCGCATCGACAACCATCTGCGGCGTGCATGCTTTGACGGCAGGCTTGTCTCCATCTGCCGCCGCTGCTTCGACGAGCGGCATAAACAAAATCAGGTAACCGTTCGGCTTGATGAGCTTCCACCAGCCCGACAGTACCGAGGACCACTCTTCAAGCTCGTTCAGCAGGTAGCTCGAAAATATGAAGTCTTGAGATTCTGCTGCAAAGTATCCGTCAAGTTGTCGGGCATCACGTATCTGATTCGGGCCGCGCGCCGTAGTGCCGGCCTTTATATCTATGCCTACCGGCCAATCCCATGGCCTGAAATCTCCACATCCGATATCAAGGCCCTCTCCATTTATGAATGGGAGCAAGTCGAATTTAACAGCCGCAGCAAAATCAGTCACCAACGCACTCCCGCAAATTGATATGGAACTTTTCTGGCCATGATGACGGCGTGCGCTACATCGTCGTCGTCATACCCGCCAATCCATCCCGGCGCGTAGAGTTCAATCTGAACGCTTCGGTATTGATACCAACCGCCGCCTAATTCATCGAATACATCAAAGTTTACAAGTTGCCCTTGAATCGCCTGCTCGAAAAAACTGAACGACGGCGCCGGGGCCATGAACGACGGTGTACCAGATGAATGGGTGATCGCACTCATATCTTGAACACCAAAGCCTGCTTGCTCATCAGCGGCATCGGGACTGATCTCTTGTCCTCGAAGTATTCGTCAATCGCATCCCTTGCGCCCCTGCACGTAAACTGTCCGTAGTCGTCCAGCACTATCACTCCACCTACAGTCATTCTCGGGTAGATAAACTCCAGGCAGTCTTTCATTGACCGGTAAATGTCAACGTCGATGTGGGCAAAAGCTATCCTTGCCGCTTCTTTGCCGACAAACGTATCTGGAATCCAGCCCTGATGGAAATCAACGCTGCCCTGATGCCCGACAACCTTCCTTACCTGTTCAATCGAGACTTCCGAAAAGTCTCCGGCCTCGTGATCGTCACGAATCGAATCGCACTCTGGCATACCTGAAAACGTGTCGAACAGATGCAACGGCTTTCTGTTGTTGACCACGTTCGCAATCAGCGCGGCACTTCCACCCCTAAAAACTCCGCACTCCATGAAACATCCAAGGATGTTCATTGACTGCTTGGCCATGAGATAGATCGTCCACAGCCTTTCGATTGACATATCCGTGTAAGGCTTAACCGCTTGGTAGTGGGCGTCAAACTCGATGTCGAACCCGTAGAACGGTCTGTAGATAGCCTCTACCCTACAGTCGTAGTAATAAACGTCCTTGTCCCTGCGGGCTTCCTTGCGCTGCAAGTTCGCTTGCAATCTGGCTCCCTATTTTATGATTTGCAGTTTCGCCCGCTCGATCATTATCAGGCTCTCGCCAGCGTTGGCCATACCGCTCACCCACAGGTCACCGCCATCTGGCAGTTCTCCTACGATCACCAGATTGACGAAGCCTTTTCCCTTGGCCGCTTCCAATATCTGATCTGGGTCAAACCTGAATCCGTCGCCAACAACAACTGGATTAAACTTGACGACAGCACCCATCACGCCGCCAACTCATTAGAAATCTGCTTCCCTCTGTTCTGATCCAAAGCTGCATCATGAGCAAGCAACGTGTCCAAGACTTTCAGATCAGTGTCGGCCACGTCTTTCTTCACCTTGGCGTCAGCTAACAAGCGTTTCGTTTCGCTGTCCTTCTCGGCAAGCGTCAATCCGGCCGCCTTGATATCAACTTCTTTCTGCTTCAGGCCAATCTCTGACTGTTGGACAAACTTCTCGATCTCTTGTTGAACAATTTGTTGAACCTGATCCTTCGTGAACGTCTGCTCCTGATCTCCGGATTCAATACCGAGAGCTTTCCTTACCTGATCCGCTATTTCTCTACGGTGAGGCATTTCACTGGCCTCAAGAATGAATGGCACGACGAACGCTTGAATCTGCGGCGGCATTGCCTTGGTCATCTCACTCAACATGAGTAGCTGTTGCGCCCGGTAAGTCGGGGTACTAGGAACATCCTCAAGCGCCACCTTGATCATCGTTCTCTGAATGTCGTTGTCCAGAACCTGAATGCCGTTCTTGGTAGTCGGGTTATTCAGGATGATCTGCCGCTTCTTCGTTCCAAACTTTGCATCCACGTTCACGACCTGGGGTTGTGAACCCATGTCCTCGATCAGCAATTCGGCTAGAGCTTGTCCTACTCCACGTCTACCAAAGCGATAGTTGTCGTTGATCTCGGCTAAAGTCGTGGTTCCCTGTTCAACAAGGCTGTTGATCGCTATGCCGGATGAAACCTGTCCCTGTTTTTCTCCAAGCATCGCCTGATAGACACCAGCGGTCTTTTGAATGGCTTCCATGGCGTCTTGCATGACCATGAACTGTTGCTTCGACAGTTCCATCTGGTCATCGACTTTGAATATCCCACCAGCAGATTCACTCTTCCTGCGTGCTGACAGGATAAGCACAGCGTCAGGTCTTGCTACTTCACGTCTGAATTCGTCAACGTCATCGACCTGAGAAGCGTCCATCGTCGTGCGTTTAGCTGACATCAGCCACATCATCTTTGAGAGCCGCGCGTTGATCTCGTCCTGCGGACTTCTCATCGAACGGATCAAGCCGTAGGGTATTTGAGTCAAGTCCTCGCGATAACCCCAAAACGGGATATACGGAAAGTTCCCGTGACGGTATGGAGTTGGAAGATCAGCGATACGGTGAGGCCCTACCCACCACGACAGACGCATCTTCGGGAAAATAGCTGGTACAGGTTCTACTACACCCGCTGCCACCGCTTCCGCATGTCTCGTATTGTTCAAATCGACTTCAACGGTGCGACCGTCTGGGGTGCGAATCACGAAACCCCTTTGCCACAGCCGATACCAGACTTCATACAGGCACAGTCTTTTTCTTGTCGTGTCTCTCCACTCCGACTCAGGAAGACTTGAAGCTTGTTCGTGCAACCATGTGCGCCCCTGCAACGCCGTGATATCGCTGATCGGCGTGTCCCAATTAGCTCTTGAGAACCCAACCTGCTCGATCAACTCCTTGTCATCTGGGAACATCAGTTCGAGAATGTCGGCATCCTGCCAGCGTTTACGAACCAGGTAACGGGCGTCAGACAAATCAGGTTTCTTCGAGCGCCAGTCCCAGAAAATCTCTTTCCGGTTTACCGCTGATACCAAGTAGGGATAGCGGAACGGGTCAAGCTCTCTTGACACCTCGACCCACGCCAATCCTGTTTTAAGCTGTCCTGCATAAGCATCCGAACAAGCCCTGTCAGCGCCGGACTCCCTCTCTGCTTCCTTCATCTTCGCGGACATCGCTTCCGCCATATCTTGTTGCTCGTCGTTATCGGCTTGTACACGCCAGTCAGAACGAGTCTTTGCTTCCATGCCAAGAGCCACGTCAATCGTGGGCCTTATCAGGTTCCTGATAAGAGGGGCCATGCCCAGACGTTGCATGTCGTCTAGAGTCGCGGCGTCCAACTGGTTGCCGTCATAATACGAGGCGTCCAGGTCGGCATCCCTGCGCCACACCGGTTCAAAGCGAATCTCGTCCAGATACCGGTCGAGCTTGTCGATAGGCAGGCCCGGATTAACCGCAGAATCCGCGCTGTAACTGGCGAGGCCCATCAGTGCATCACGTTATGAAGAACGACACAGTACGAATTGCGCTCGGGATGGCACCAGCAGTCACACGCACAGACATGCTCGCGCCCGAATAGCGGCGCTAAATGGATCGAGCGAAGATCGCCTTCATCATCAAGCTCGGTGAATGTGCCCCACTTGAATTCAGTGCGCTGTTGGGATAGGTTCAAAACGCTCTCCAGTTCATAGAATTACATCACACGCCAATTCGATCCCTCGGAGCGATTCGGGCGCTTAACTACGGTGGCAGCAAGCTCTGCTTGCCCGAACTGCCTGAACGAATCCGCGTAGTTAGACGCTGAGTTATGCAGAGGGGATGTTTTGAACGCTCCCACCGCTTCATCCCACTCGTATTGGTAGTCATCAAGTGCTTTGAGTCCATCAGCGCATTTCTCTGCGTCGAACCAGCACTCGTCAAACTTGTTCTTCGTTCGATTGATGCCCTTGGCAACCTCGTCAATGATAGGAACCAGCTCGAAGCGATGCCCAGGCATCAGATCAGAAAGCATCTCTGCCCACGAATTAACATCCTGCTTTCCAAGCCTACGAACGCTCGCATCGTGAGGCAGGTAATGAACGCCAAACACGTAGCCGGTATCGATGAGCCATTTGACGTAATGGTCAAGGGACTGACCATGCGACTCGTAACAACCGATGAAACGATGCTGGAACCCGACATATTGATGAAGCCAGATCGCAGTAGTCCCTGACTTCTTCGATAGCCCGAGGTCCCAAAATGAGTTAACAGGAACACCACGAGCAAACGGCACGCTGGTAATGCGTCCAGCAGTACGAGCCCGCGCCATTTCCTTCCCGTATATCGCTCCATCAACCGCGGCCTCGAACGCTTCACGAGGCGTTGACGGGTACTCCGACTTCATCCTGTCCTTCTGTAGCTCGGCTTTCTTTACATACCAAGCCATTTGATCCGGCTTTAAGATAATGCCAAGCGCGGCCAGTTCAGAAAAATACTTGTGCCAAGCCTGGCCAATGACAACCCCATCGGCAGGCAGCGTATTGTTCGGGTCTTTCCACCACGGGAAAAAATGGAATCTAAAATCCATCGTGGTCAACTTCGTTCCGGCCGCCTGCGTTTTCTGCGCCGTCTCGCACATATCGAAGAAGTCACCACCTCGTCCTTCAGCGGTTGACTCAACAAATATCATCTGGCCAGGGTGTACAGCGTTGAACGAGCCAGACACGATCTCCTTTGCCTTGTCAGGATCTCGCCGGCTGATCTTGCCGAATTCTGAAACGTGCAAAAATTGAACCGTCGCAGATCGCATCGACGTTCCAACATAAATGCTTGACCCGTTCGACAATGACAGTTCCTGCATTGAGTCATTGGTCGGGCTTACAACCTCTTTTATGCCCTCAGGAAGATTGTCATACGGAAACTTGACCTTTGTCTTGAACATAACTTGAGCTTCTCGAAGACCGTGCGCTATCACACCAACAGTGTGATTGGAATTCCACACGGCTAGGTCAAGCCCAAGCAGGTCAACGAAAGTTGAGAATCCGTGCTGCCGACTTTTTAGAATGATGTTGAGATACCACAAGTTGTCCAACAGTTGAAGCTGGACTTCGTTCGGCACAAACTTGATTTTCTTCCCGGCGTCGGTAACGATGTAATAGAGATTGTGCAGGCGCCACCTGCAATCTCCCCACTCGTCATGTTTTAATTGCAGGTTTGTTGCTGGCATTTTCTGCAACGGCGGCCATCATAGCTGCTATGGCAGCGTCGCCCTTCTGACTGTTGTCCTCTTTGTAAAGCCCGTGGTACTTCATGGCCTTTTCCAGCGCGGCGTTCTTGTCCCAAGTTTTCAGTTTTTTGGTGTAGCCGGTCAGTTTGCGCTCGCCCTCGCTTCCGGGTCCGAACTCCTCAAGCTGCTCGATGCTCGCCACAGTTGCAGCGGTATCGTCGTCAAGCGTGTGAATTGGCTTCAGTTCGCCGCGTTCATCGAACAGGTTGCGAACGTCCGAGTAGGCGAGTCTGGCAATCTCGCGCAGTGTTCTATCAACACTAAGCCCGGCAATTTTCGCTGCTTTTTCAGTGGCTTCCGAGATAATCGCGATAACATTAGGGTCTCTTAGTGATCTGGACGCCCATACTTCTGCGCCCTTTTTACTTATCCCCACCTTTATCGCGGCAGCAGTTCCATTCCTGCCGTTGGCAATATATTCCTTTCCAAACGCGGCCTTACGCACAGCAGCAGCCGCCTTGCTCGTCCCTGCCTTGACGCGCTTACTCGGCTTACGCTTAGCCATCAGCTTCCCACAAACGCCTGAACCTGGCTCGTCCCGGTTCCTGACACGATTCCCCGGCCGTAAGCATACTTCGCGGTCACCGCAATAGCCGCAGCCGCAACACTCGAAGTCACGGCAGCATTGGTAGATGTTCCGGCAGCCGTACCTTGGGGTATCCAAGCGACGTTATCGTTGGAGGTTTGCCACACGACCTGGCCACTACCGATCGACGTGCCTGTCGTTGTGACAGTGACTTGGACGGTGTAGTCATCTCTTGGGAGGGGTACGGAATTGCTGGTGTTGGTACCAGTCGCTGTTGGAACTACCGCGAGGGTCCCGGTATTACCGAACGTCAGGAGCTGCGCCCTGACCATTGATCTGTCGCTCATGTTTAGCTCCTGGGTTCGAGTCCGTGAGTCCTGCGCGCAATCACAGAATTAGCGGAGCGCACGGCACGCGCATCGTTTCCGGTGCGCGCCATCACGCTGTTGGCCACCTTGGACCATTGCTTTTTGGCGGTCGCGGACTTCGCCTTCTTGGTGTGCCTGGTCGAGTCTGATGGTTGCCAAGGCATAGCGTCTCCGATGGGCAAAAAAATACCCGCGTTGCGCGGGTTTCTTTAGGGCGAGCTTCTCCCCAAACGGAAATTACACCAATTTAGTCCTATGTGTCAAACGGCTAACTGAACGCCGCCGCCTTAAGCCTTTCCCCGACCTTCACCAAGGCTCTCTCATACGCGACATTGACTGGTACAGGAAACCGGAACACACAACCGAGTTGACGATGGTAGAACGCGGCAGAATCAACCGTTGGAAGATCGTCTAGAGCAGCGTCTATTATTCCGACAGCCCTCATGTCTACTTCGTGTTGCCAGTCCTCAGTGATCGAACGATTTTCTCCATAGCCTGAACATATTACAAGTGATTGATTTGGTAAACCTAATTGCATATCGGACGAAAGCATGGCAAGCCGCCAGATTGATGCCCAACGTTCAACCCAATTTGTGTCCATCTGAGAAATTTACCCCATTATTTTGCACAAATCAACCAACCAATCCCCTCTCGATCAGCTTCACCAAACTTCGATAGTGACCTTCCGCGAAGTACAGCCTCGCCGTGATCAGATCCAGCTTGGACGTTCTTCTATCATATTCATCGTGGCATGAACTGCATCCGTAGGCGCCAAGCAGGTCTGGCGACTTCATGCCGATGCCTTTGCCGGCCGCGCTACCGTTGGCGTGACACCACACAACGGTTTCAGGATTGCCATTGCAGATTCCTGGCATCCTGATCTGGCATTCCTCGCCGCGCGCTGATTCAGTGATTTTCGACATACACGTCCGCCGGCGGAATAGTTGGGTCTGACCAGATCACGGAATGCTCGGCGCCAAGCGCGAACAACCATTCCACGAAAGCCGTGGCGAGCTTCTTCGGTAAGCGTCTGGACTGGATGCCCAAAGCCACGACTCCGCTGCCGTCCAGGCTAGGCGCCATGTCCACTTGGCCCATGTTTTTCCACAACTCAGCAAGATCAGGGTCTTTGATGGTATCCCTTCGGAATTGATCCAGACACAACCTTTTCATGTCCTCGCGATCCCATTTTCTTCCGCAGAATAGCCACTGGTTCGCGATATCCCCAAGCATCGCATGATAGCGGCTCTCCTGCTCGCGCGTCTTGCTAACCACGCCAACCTCGATGACCGTTCCAATCTCAGCCCCGCGAATGGCTTCTATCGCTCTGGTGCGACCGTTCGAGTGACCTATGGTGAATTTCATTTCTTGTGCATCCAGTTGAAAAACCGGCGAAGCGCATAACTTCGCGCCAGCGACACCACTGTGAAGATCGCGCCAATGGCCAGATTCTGATCCATACGCACGGCAATCCCCATCAACGGAAACACGATCAACTGAGCCGCCAGCGCAACGAGGTATCCGATTGCGATATTGGCGAATGACTCAAGCAGTGATTGCAGGCGCGATTGCATCACGCAGCCTCATCATCAAATAATGGGCCTTGATTCTGCTTTGCGGAATGCAGATTTTTGCATCCTTGATCGAAGTAGGATTTTTTCAATTCAGCACCAATGAACTTGCGACCCATCCTTACCGCCATATACCCGGTGCTTGCCACTCCGCTGAACGGATCAAGAATCACATCACTAGGATTACTCCACAGCGTCATGCATCGTTCAATCAGGTCCAGCGCCATCGGACATACATGCCGCTCATCCTCATTGTCGCGAGCTGCTCTTGCGTTCAGCGTGTTACTGAAATTGATATCCATCCACACCGGAGAAGCATATCGGCGCCACCGCTCATGCGACAAGACTCCCCGCGTAGGCTCATTCTCGCCGGCAAACGATTCAAGGCCGTTGATGTGCGCGACAGGCTCCGTGTTTTCTCCGTCTTTCCGAAACGCCAGAATGTATTGCGGTATACCCGCCCTTGACCTGGTTGAGTCCTTACAAAGCTGCTTGTGCATCAACCCGAGAGCCTTTGTCCTGGTCGCCTCAATCAACGGGTCTTTCCACACACAATGCTCGCTATGAAAAATGAAAGCGTGCTTTTGAAATGCCCGGATCAGATCGCCGCGAAAGTCCTTGATCCCGATATAACCGTCCCGTTCCTTCATGGCCGGAATGTTCATGCAGTCCACGGCCACAATGCGCCCCGGCTTTGTCACGCGATACAACCCTGCTATAACATGATCGAAGTGTTCATAAAATTGAGCATCGTCAACACTGTTTCCAAGGTCGCGGTCAGAGTTGGAATATGTGTACAACGAGGCATAGGGCGGAGAAAAAATAGATAGGTGAATCGAGTTTTCAGGCAATCCGTTCAATACCTCCACGCAATCGCCATTAACCAGCGTCCAGTTTTCGCCCTGCGCTTGATCGATTACTTTTTTCATGCCGCCAACCATTCGGGTATCTTCATTGTTCTCTCCGGCAGATAATCAGTTTTGTTGCGTAGCGATGCGCCATGCAAGGCCGCTGCATTCAGGTCTTTCATGTGGGCAACCATATTGTCATAGGTTTCATTGGCTTCGCGCTCTTTGCGTTTTATATTGGAAACAACGGCGCCCTCAGTTTCGGCGGTAATTATGTGGGCATTGACTTCGTGATCCTGTCCGAACCTCCAACACCGCCGAAGGGATTGATACAACGCCTCGTAAGAATCGGACAGCCCAACGTAGGCAATATTGTGACAGCACTGGATATTCAACCCAAGCCCGAAAATACTCGTCTTTGAAATGATGGCCCGAATTTTCCCGGCAAGGAAATCGGCAATCGTTTTTTCTTTGTGGTCGTCCGTGTCGCTTCCCCGAACTTCTACAGCATCCGGTATCGCTGCGGCGAGCGCATCGCTTTCCGAATTCAGATTGCACCACACCAGCCATTGTTCTTTGCTCGCGTTCACGATGGCCGCGCACTCTTTAACACGATCCTCAATGCTGTCACGCCGGGCTTGTTGGCGCTCCTGTAGCGATTGCGCTTCTACCGCAAACAGAAACCCGGTAGACGGAGCATCGACCTTGACGCAATGCTCATGCATATGCAATGGCGGCAATATAAATCCATCATCGCTATATCCCAAATCCGATGGCTTGCGGATCATCACCGCCCATGACGCCATCCATTCCCAAAATACCTTTTGCGCGTGCCCCTTCACTCTCCACTTAGATGTATCCCCACCGTCATGCGTGAAATACATGGCGAGCATTTCTCCGCGTGTCATAACACCTAGAAACTCAGCCTGTGTTCCCAATTCCATAACATCATTCGGCGCTGGGGTGGCGGAAGCCGCAAGTCTGAACGGAGTGTTTTTGAACGCTTCAATCATCCATGTGCAGTAAGCCCCACTTTGATTTTTCAGAATGGATGATTCGTCCAACGACACGGCACCAAATTGTTCAATATGAAAATTCTCGAGCCGTTGATAGTTGGTAACCGTTATTCTCTTTGTGATGGATGCCTGATCTTTCGCGTAAGCCAGTTCAATGCCGAACTTTTGCGCTTCATGCACAAACTGATGAGCTACCGCGAGCGGAGCAACAAGGATTCCTTCGTGCGGCTGGCATCGCAGCCATTCCATTTCCATCGGTCCTTTACCTAACCCACAGTCAGCAAATATCGCGGCACGACCACGGCGCAACGCCCACGTTACGATATCGTGTTCGTGCGGCCACAATATCGGATTCAATGGCGGGATCTCAGTCAACCCTGTATCCGGGTCAATCTGCGCTTTACGTTTCAGGAAATCAGAATAGTTCATACCGTCTCACCCATACGCCACTTTCACCGGCATCGAATATCTAAAACTCACCCGCCCGCCAATCTCAACACGCTCGCAATCAATCTGAGCACCTGTCTTGCGGCGAATCTCGGCTACCCTGCTATTCAGCGACAATGATCCAAACAAGTGATACGCCTCACGCTTGGTCAACGTGTTGCCTTCCTGCAAATACATCAGGATGTTACCGTTTTGGCTCATGTCATGTTCGCCCAATAATTCACCGCATCCTCCAACTCTCCACGCGCTTTTATTTCTTCAATTTCCGGCCTGATATCCCTGTTCACAATCTTCGCAGCAAACATAACTGCCTCGTTCGCTGTTTCAAACTCACGATCCTGTTTTACGGTCTCGAAATCACGCCATACTACACGCCATTTTCCCAACCATTCTTCAGGGAAAATAGACCGTAAATACTTGAAATAGTTTTCGTAAGCTTTGGCAAATTGCACGATCAATCCTCCCCTGGCTCGCGGGTTCGTTTGCCAAGTTCGCCTGATCTAAGTCTATCGTAAAGAGCGGCAGCATCAGTTGCCATGCAACGGAAATGTCCGCTATCTTCAAGTTTTGGAAGCTCATGAGGCTGTTCGTTTTCGATAAACCACTGATCCCGAACCGCGACATGATTCAAAACGGCAGCATCGAGTTCGGCACGGGACTTTTCTGGATACCCCTTCAGTTTCCAGAAATGCCGCGAGCAATACCACGGCCCGCCCCCGTTCGTACTGTCGCTCATGCTCCCAACGAGTCCACAAACATTTCCGTGATCATTGAATGGGCAGGCGCGATCGACCTTGTCTGCCGGAGCGCGCCTACGCTTATTTCCGGCCGGACACATTTTGCAGGACCCGTCATCTTCAAGCGGATTTCCGCAGGAATTGCAAAACAATGATTTTCGATTTGCCACGGCTATCCCTTCGGCTCGTAGACGCTCAACCAACACTTGGATTCTGCTTCGGCTAACAGTTGCGCCGGGTTGAATCCTTTTTCTTTCAACTCATCGAGCTTTCCAAGCAACATGCGCTTGGCTCTAAGAGTGCATGGTTTTTTAATCTTGGTCCTCATGGCGATATAGGTTTCCCAATTATCCAAGGGAACCCAATCCGGGAGTTCCAAATCTTTTCCGTTGACACCCCCACCGGCAGCTTTAGCTGCGCCTTTATCGGTTTCGGTTTTAGTTACGGTTTTAGTTACGGTTACGAGCAGCATTTGCATACGTTTGTATACATCTGCTGGCGGATCGGGGAATTTGCTCGACGTTGCGCGAGGGGTATTGTCCCATTTAGTGATCTGCAAGTATGATTTGCCTTCGACCTCGTATAGGGCAATCAACCCTGATTTATCAAGCTCTTGCATCCATTGCATACACTTGTCCGCAGTTGCGCGCAAACGTATAGGAAAGCACGCGGACTTGACCATTAACGGCCTTGCATCAGTTCTACCAAAGTCATCAACGGTTACAAGTAGCCGGTAATACAGGATTTCGGCGTCAGAGATCGAAACAGCCTCGATTCGTTCGGAATCCCGGATGCCGGGCTTGAGGTAACGGGTAGGCATTAAACGCTCACAGACCAGCCCCACGATACAGGTGAGAATTGCCGGAGCATGACGCAGGGAGACCGCGCCTTGATAGGCTCTGTAAAGGGGGCTGGCGTGTCAGAATTCAATCGGAATCTCCATTCGGCTTCTCACAGCCTGAAAACGTATATTGCGCCTATCCCCGCGCCTTTGCAACCAGTTTACGTTTCGGCGCTTTGCCAATCGTTGCCCGCAATACTATCCATTGCCGGCCGATGCGCTGCGCTGGTATACGCCCCTGCGTAATGAGAATGTGGACTCGCTGCCGGCTCAAATTGAGCTTGTCAGCAGCTTGATTTATGGACATCATGCGATCAATATATACCACCTGTTGTCACTCGTCAATATAGAATAAGTCTAAATAGTGTAACAGTTTCCAGACGCTATTGACGCACGTCAACCACAAGCGCACTATACGCCTATACCCGCGCTGTGCGGGCAACCTGCGAAGTGAGGAAGTCATGAGTCTCGGCAATGTTCCAAAGCGCAACAATAATCGTGAGGATACGATTATCCGTGATCGCCTGCGGCTTTATGCAAAACTCACCGCACGATTCAGGGCGGAAGGTATGGCGCATGATCCAGCGGAGAAGCGTGCATTCGGTCTCGTTGCATATGCGAAACATAAAGATATTGTGAAGGCTCTCGCGGAATGAGCATCCATGATACAAAACAAAAGAGATCGCGCAATGTAATCGTGTTGATTGCTTTCTGCATCGCAGTAGTAATCGCAGGAATTTTAATCATTGGGACGCAATCATGACCGACCTCAAAAAACGTGTATCCCGCCGCACCATCGGTATCCATCGTGGTAGACGCATCATGGTGAGCTTGGAACCCGGCGATTTACTAGGACTCAGGCAGGAACGTTGCCGGCAGACCGAGTATGTATCGTTGGCGGCCTGTTTCGATATGGCGGTAAGACAGCGTGTATATGCCGAAAAACTTGCGAAGAAGAAGCTGAAATAGTTCTGCCATGAACAACCAAAGCGGAGTCTACGAGATTTTCAATACCGTGAACGGGAAACGGTATATAGGCTCGTCCAATGACTGTCCCGGTAGATGGAGAACACATCTTCACATGCTTAGGAGCGCTCGACACGCCAATCATAGATTGCAGAAAGATTGGAGTGACCACGGAGAGGGATCATTCATTTTCCGCATCATATTGCCGTGCCCAAAGGAGCAATTGCTGTTTCAAGAGCAGCGGTGCATCCACGGCTTTCTTCCGGATTACAATATCTATCTGTCTTCCAGTTCGCCCAAAGGAGTAATTCGTTCGGCTGAATATAGATCAATGATGGCTGATGCGATGCGCGGAAATCAAAACGGCTTGGGTTATCGTCATTCTGACGAGGCGCGCAAGAAAATATCTTCCGCGCTCCTTGGCAAATCGTTCTCCCCGGAACATCTTGCAAATCACTCAGCAGCGAAGATTGGAAGAAAACGCGGCAGGTATTCTGACAAAGCTAGAATAAATATGTCGATTGTAAAAATTGGAAATAAGAATTGCCTTGGTTACAAACACACCCCGGAAGCTCGGGCAAATATGGCCGCAGCTCGTCTAGGAAAAAAACGTGGCCCATATAAAACGAGCAAATCGCCATCTGAGTATGAGCGTAATTTTGAACGTGCGGCGAAACGGAAGGGGAAATGATGAACATGGCCGTGATTGTCAAACCCGTCGATTCAGAAGTCCCGGATGATATTTCCAAACTTCCGAGGCTTGAAGGTTGGACCGATCACAGCACTCATTTAAGTGGCACGGTTTACAACCATCCCTACGTACCAGACGGCGAGTATGTCCATACTTCGCCAGTTACATGGTTGCGCCGTGACGTTGGATTAGCGCAGACGAAAAACACATTGTATGCATTAGTCCACGAAAATGAACGCTAGACCCGACTGGAGAAGTGACGGCGAGGCGGCGCGGGAGTTGGAATTACTTTATCAACAAGGAGATTTGAATGACTGATATCGTTGAATACAAGGAAAGCCGGGTGTTGACCGCTGCCGATATGCGGGCGCAGGTCAATCTGGTGCAGGAAGTCATGAAGGCTGTCATGAAGAAGGAAATGCACTACGGGGTAATTCCGGGAACTCAGAAGCCGACGCTCTATAAGGCCGGTGCCGAAGTGCTTTGCGCGACATTCCGCATTGCCGACAAATATGATATTTCAGACCTGACCGTTGACGGCATGGCGCGGTTCCGTGTTCGGTGTATCGGCACGCATCAAGGGACCGGCATCGTGCTCGGGGAGGGAATGGGCGAATGTTCATCCCACGAGGAAAAATACAAGTGGCGCGGCGCGCTATGCGACGAAGAATTCGAGGCGACTCCAGAAAACCTGCGGCGCGTGAAGTTCAAGAAGTATCAGGGCAAGGTGAGCAAGACGGCGCAGATCAGGACAGAATCAGCGGACCAGGCGAATACCATCCTGAAGATGGCGTGCAAGCGCGCGAAGATCGCCATGACGCTGAACGTCACCGCGGCGAGCGACATATTTACGCAAGACATTGAAGATTTGCCGGCTGAATTGCGGCACGACGAGGACGAAACGCAGGAACAACAACCCACCGGCCCGCAGCCCTACCCCGCCGAAGCGTTCACCAAGAACCTGCCGACATGGACCAAACTGATTCAGGACGGCAAGAAAACCGGCGAGCAGATAATTACGACGGTATCCAGCAAAGCCGTGCTGTCCGACGCGCAGAAGAAAGAAATCATGGCCGTGAAGAAAGCTACGGTAGACACGGACACGGGTGAGGTTAAGACTGGCGCCCCGGCAATCAACTACGAGGCGCTGCTTGCGCGTCTGAAAACTGGCAGGGACGTTGATATGCTAGACGCGGACGCGTCTTTGATCGGTGGCATCGAAGGCCAGGACAGACAGAATGAACTGGCAAAGGCATATCAGGACCGGCGCGCGGAACTGGCGGCGCAATAACGATCATGGGGCAACAGCGGGCCTGCGCCGGCATCTGCCAATAAGCGAACCAAGGGCCACGGCAAGCGAGCTTGGTCATATCGGTTACAACGCCCTGAGCCCCACCCATTTCAAGGAGAAACGATGGAACGCATCCAGCACGAACTGATTCAAGGCGAACCCAAGTGGCAGACCTTGCTGCTTGAAACGGACGGCGCGAGCGAGGCAGCGGCAATGCTCGGCCTGTCGAAAAACACGACGCGCACCGAGTTGCTGCGCGCGAAGTCAACAGGCATCGCCAAGGAATTCAGCGATTTCGTTCAGGATAAAATTCTGGACCACGGTCATAAGGTCGAGGCGCTGGCGCGTCCGATGGCGGAAGAAATACTCGGTGAGGAACTTTACCCCGCTACCTACACTTACGGGAAACTCCGCGCGTCTACGGACGGGCTCACGATGGATGGGCTCACCGCGTGGGAACACAAGCAATGGGCCGCAGCCCTTGCTGCCTCAGTAAGCCGTGGTGAGTTACCAGAAGAACATCAGCCGCAATGCCAACAGATAATGATGGTTACCGGGGCTAATAGAGTGCTGTTCATGGTGAGCGACGGAACACCGGATAACTGCGTGCATATGTTCGTGTCTCCACACGGGAAATGGATGGATCGCATCAAAGCCGGATGGGCAATGTTCCATCAGGATCTGGCGGAATTCAAGCCGGCCGAAGTCCTGCCGCCAGTCACCGCGGCGCCGGTCATGGCGCTGCCGGCGCTGTCGATACAGGTCAACGGAGCCATCACCCTGACCGACAATCTCAAGGTGTTCGGCGAGAAGCTGACCGCGTTTATCGAGCGGTTGCCAAAGTCACCGTCAAGCGATCAAGAATTTGCCGATGCTGAACAAGCAATCAAGACGCTCGAAACCGCGCAGAACGCTCTGGAAGCCGCCGAAAGCTCCGCTCTGGCGCAGGTAGCCTCGGTAGACGAAATGAGAAGGACTGTAGCTCTGTACGCAGGTCAGGCACGGTCTACCAGACTGATGCTGACCAAGCTGGTAGCTGCAAGGAAGGATTCGATCAGAGTGGAGATTGTGCAGGCAGGCAGGGACGCGCTTGCCGAGCGCATCAACCTGCACAACCAAGTATTCGGCAAGCCCTATATGCCACAGATCAACGTCGACTTCGCCGGGGTGATCAAGGGGAAAAAGACGGTTGCCAGCTTGAAAGATGCGGTTGATACCGAGCTTGCCCGCGCGACAATCGAAGCAACGACTATTGCCGGCAAGATCGGCCTGAATCTCAAGACCCTGCGCGAGCTGGCGGCGGATTACAAGTTTCTGTTTTCCGACACCGCACAACTGGTATTGAAGGAGCCGGACGACCTTACCAATCTGGCGAAGCTGCGGATCGCGGAACACAAGGCGGCCGAAGCCGAACGGCTCGAAGCCGAGCGCGAGAAGATCAGGCAAGAGGAACAGGCCAAGGCGCAGCGCGAAGCCGAAGAAGCCGCCAAGCGCGCGGCAGCGGAAGCCCAAGCCGAGATCTACGCCAAAGTCGCGCAGGACCGCGCCGAACAAGAAGCCGAGGACAGACGTATCCAAGACGCTCTTGCCGCAGAAGAATCCCGCCTGCAAGCCGAGCGCAAAGCCGCGCAAGAAGAATCCGACCGGCTGAATGTTGAAGCTCGTACCGCCGAAGCCGAACGTCAACGCGGGTTAGACACGGACAATCTCATCCTCGCGCTGTATGAAAGGATCAAAGCTGACAAGAAATATTCAGCTTTGGCAAAGGCATGTTTAGCCTGCATCGAACGGGCGCAACGGAGGGCGGCGTGAGCGCCGAAACCTTCAACAGAGTGACCGCAATCGCCAGTCAGCCATTCAAGCCCGAGATGCGCTCCGACCGGATATGGTATGAATTGCAATTAGCCCGGCAGCAGATTGGGGAGTTGCGGGATATGCTTGCCGCTGTCCTGCGCTTTGAGGACGGCGACAATCCGCACATTTACGATGACAGCGAAGTGGAAATACTCGACCAAGCCCGCGCCCTACTCACCCGCATCGAAAAGGACAAGCGGCCATGATCAGCACTCACCGAGTAATCCAGCTTCACGATTTGGCAGACCGCGCCGCCAGTGAACGCGTGAAGTATTACTGCTGCGCTATCAAGGCGACCGAAATATCTAACCATGCGGCAGCTTCATACTTCACATTGATGGCGCAAAAATGGGAATTGATACGGCAGCACGCGACACGGAGGATACTACCATGATGCACATGACCGACCACGCAAGCAAGGCATGGCTCCACCCTCGCCGCGATACGTGGGTCGATGCGCTGGTAGTCATCGGCGTGATAATGATGGTGGCGGCGCTGGCGGTGGTATGAGAATCTACTGCCTCACGCTCGCCCTGAAATGCTGCACGGGCATAGCCATCGGCTGGGACATGCTCACACTGGCGGTCGCGGCTAAGATTCAGGTGGCGCGGCGATGGATTGTGCGGGCGATTTATGCAGGGAGGTAGGATGCAGGATCACGCCGCCTTTGAAGTTGCCTCATCTTCCATCGTGCAGCCATCGCCAATCCCTAGCCCGCGCTGAATCAATGGCTCCATGTTCGCGTGAATTTCTATCGCTACCAGTTCGCAATAAGTTCGAGTGTGATCTGGCGTCAATTTCAAGGCAGGGCATGGAGCAGACGCGCCGGGGAAAGCCATCGCGCCGACTTCGCAAATTTCAAGCGCGCAACATTTCCCGCAGCCGTTGCAGGGTGATCTGAATCTCGGCTTGTCTGGTAGAGTGATCATGGTTTCAAGGATGGTTCCCTTTGGTGAGCGAAACCTAGCCAGCCCATGACTAGGTCGCCTTCAAAACACGTTCCCTTCGGAGCCGCGCTTACCCGGTAGCCGTTCGGTCAAGGGCGCTGCCTTCGCCACCCTACCCCGTATCTCAGACCTAGCCCACAGTTCGGGGTATCCCTCAAGCCCTGCCGGTGAGTCCCCGACGACTTGAGCGCCTGCTTGACTATGGCGGTGGTTTGCGTTTAGACTGTTTCTAAGGTCTTGATTCGCTCCGCCAGAGCAATCAGGATTACGCGGCCTGGGGCGAGTCACCCTGGGCCGCAGTTGTTTTATATGCCGGTGGATAGCGGAAGTCAACGGGGTTTCATGGTTGCCGCGCGCGCTGGCCTGAAACAGCCCTAATTCGGCCAAAACGCTGTTTTCAGGCTATGGGGATAGCCTGACCTGCCATTGCGACGCGCCTACCCCCTGTTTGCCGGGGTTCCTGAACGTCCTGAAGGGTGTTTGACACCCCATTTGCAGCCCTGACCTCGACCTCGCAGCTTCCGCCCTGCCGGTACGCACCACGGACGACGTGCAGATCGACCACGTTCGAGTCATCGGCAATGATCCCGGCATGTTGCAGCGCGTCAAGAAGTGACTTTAGCAGGTTATCAAGATCGCGCCTCCGCTTGTCCGGTGGGCAAGCCGTGATCCTGACCGCGACCAATCCCCGGAAGGTCTGCACCAGCGGCAAGAGCTTGACCGCTAGCCTGAATGCCTCGCCTGCCGCCGATATGCGCCGGGAGCCGTTGCGGTTGAGCAGCCAGTAGTGGTTAACCGATGGCGGGTATGGCAGGATCAGCCGCAATCCCCACGACTGCCGCTCACTGGATGGGTTAAGGGGTGCAACGGACTGCGGTCGCCCTACCTTTTGCCTGCCGCGCTTTCCAGACGGTACAGTCACTTCCGGGCCATTTGGCAACGGGTCAGGCTTGCTCGACATGACGCCGTTAATCCTTCTCGCGCCCTGCGGCTCGACGTGCAGCTTTGAAAATGCCAGCGTCCAGGAGTTGCGGGAGGTCATGCGAATAGCCCCTGTTGCTCGTCGTAGACTTCTGCGGTTTTCATTGAGCGCGAATAGTCCTCAAACGGTGCCTTTCTCCACACGAACCCGTTTGCCCATCGTGCAACGTCTTTTAACTTCTGCGCTGTCCAATCGAATTTAACGTGAGGCTCTCGCTGCAATGCGTTGAGTTTGATAAACGGCTGAACGTGCGGCTCGCAACCATGCGAAATTACTGAACAAACCCTCGCCATGCACTCGGCGTATGGTTCGTTTCCGATTAGCACATAGACGCGCTTCTTGCTAGGCGGTTCATCCTTGAGCATTTCGAACACATACATCACGTCTACCGCTTCCTCGAAATCGTCGAAAGCGAAGCGCCAAGGCCCGCGATTGATAGGTTTCCACAATCTGTAAACTTCCTCCGTGAACGTGCGCGGCTCGAATCCGCTATTTGCGTCAAGCAATGGCACGCCTTCTCCGATGTAACGGGAGATGATGTGCTTTTGGTAGTCAATAGGAAGCGCCGAAAGGTTGTTGTCGCACAAGATGGGGCGCACTGGAAAGTCAGGTATCAGCGTGAACTTCTTGCCCTCCATCTTTGGGACAATGCAGAACCAGCAACCGACAGGACAGCCGCGACTTGCAATAGTCGCAGATGGATTTTGATGAGCAATAGCGTCAGGATACTCTTTGCGGATTTCGGCCACATCCTCAAGCCTGTGTTTCATGGTCTTTAGATAAAGCGCGGGGCCACCAGCGACAACTTTCATTCCGCATTCGCGGGCAAAAACAGCGCGCTCGTAAGCTTCCTCAAGTTTCCAAGTGAATGCTACAGATAGGAAACGGGTATCGCCATCGTCCCATTCGGCAAGACCGCCAACCCACTTACTCACCGCACGCCCCTAGACCCAACATGCCAGTGATCCGCGAATTGACACTTGTAAGCGACGACGCCAGCCTTTCGAGCTACTCTGCGAATGGTGCGCTCGGCTTGCGCTCGGGTACCAAACGCTGCCTTCGATCTGCACCGGCCCTCAATCTCTGCGCGCTCGCGGTAGACCACGGCGGCGTATGCCTTCAGTTCTAGGATTTCACTTGGCGTCATGCTGGCAATTCCTCTTTGCGCTCGACGGTTTCAGGTTCGGTCAGCGGCGGGATTTTCTTGAGCCACGAAATCGGCGCATGAGCTTTGTGGAATCCTGTCGCAGCCGCTTCGTTCCCGCCTGCATTGTCTCTGCCGCACCGAGCGCAATGCCATCCGCCAAAACGCGGTTGCACAAACCCTGTCACCGTAAAAATAACACCTTGGTATAAGTTCATAACGCACTCATGCCCGCGCACGATCATCACCAGATCGCCAACCTTGATGCGCTCGCTCATTTGCGCCCCTTCCGCTGCCGTTCTTCCTCATCCAGCGCCGCCCACACAGCATAAGCAATCGGCACGCGCACGCCAACACGCAGCCGATTCTTGCGCGCTATCTCGGCGGCTTGTGCGAGTAGGTGGATTACTGAATCTAGCGGAGGCTCGTTGAGCTTGCGGGCAGTCATGGTTTAATCCAATAGGTTCGCAGGCCGCGCCCCCACGAATAAGCGTAGACGAAGCACAGCAGGAAGATGCCCCATTGCTCCGCTCGATAGGTGGCGTAGAACCAAAACGGTTGACCAACAAGGCCGAAGATGCAAGCCCACTTGCGCCATGATTCACGGGCATCCTGACTGAGAAACACCGCGCTGACACCACAGATGGCAATACCGACCTGCTCAATCATTCATCACGCTCCTGCTCGGCATACTCGCGCCGCTCACCGGCATCGCAATCATTGCACAAGAGATGAACGCCTTGCACGAATGGGCCTTGTTGAGTAGCGCATTGCCAGCATTCGCGCATCAGGCTGACGTATAGCGGGGATTCGTGGTCGATCATCGTGGCTTGCCGTTGCGCTTGCGTTTGGGCGCTTTGCCAGCATTACGCGCGATTTCCTTCTTGCGCCGCTTGGATAATTTCAGCGCCCGAGCTATACCGCCGAGTCTGCCGAGTGCTTGTGCCGCTGGATTCATGGCGCTAAGATATCCGATCTGGAAACTATTTGCAATACCCCCCTTGACAGCCATCCAAACATGGCGCTAAGATTCGCACATCAACCACGCACCCGCCGCCTTCGCTGGCGGCAGAAAGGATACGATGCACTATCACCTTGAGTTGGTCTTGCCGCCGGTTGATGACGTTGCCGCCGCTGTC